GGAATGAACCTTATAACCTTATGTAAATATGAAGAATATAATCCAATGGGCACAACCAAGGGCACAAGTAAGGACACAGGTATTGAAAAGGAAATCAATGAATTAAGACACGAATGGGCACAACTAAGGGCACAACTTGGGGCACAGCCCATGAACAACAATCTACCGCAATCCGAACTTTTACAAAAATCAGGGCACACAGAGGGCACAAATACAAAGAAAGAAGAAAGAGAGTATATAGATATATCTCTACATCAAAAGAAAGAAAATACTCCTGACGGAGTATCAAAGAAAGCCAAGCTTTCTTCGCCATCCCCCTCTGAAAAGATTGATTACAGCGGATTGATGGAATACTATAATACCACATTCAAAGACAGACTCCAGCAGATAAGATCAATGACTGATGTGAGAAAAAAGGCTGTAAAAGCCCGGATAGCCCAATATGGGAAAGAGTCAGTGAGGAGTGTTTTCAATCTCATTCTTCAATCCCCGTTCTTACTTGGAGCTAATGACCGCAATTGGAAATGCGACTTTGATTGGATTTTCAAACAAGCAAACTTTACTAAAATATTGGAAGGAAACTATAATGGGACAAGACTTAGTAAAAATCAACAGGATAGCGAGCAGCGAAAACGTGATTCAGTTCTTGCAGTCGCTACAACCGTTAGAGAAGCTGCCGCAAAAAAGAGAAAGGAACTTGAAGCAGAGGGCGTTATTGAATAAATATCCCGATCCTGCACAATTCATTCTTGATTACAACCCTGATTTGCAGTTCAAACTTGTCAGATGTAATGCAACCCATTCAGAACTGGCGTTGAATGACAGCATTCCGAGTTTAGGGCTATTGTCTTCTACTTATGGGGATGAAACACCGATAGAATGGCTAAAGATACAATTTGGTTCATTGAATGACTTTGCAGAAGTTTCAACCAAGATAGCGAAAGAGCAACTTTCTGAACTATCGGAGATATTCCTTTCGGAGTATTATTATATAAATGCCGCTGAAATCTGTTTTTTCATAGCACGGTTTAAGTCAGGGAAGTATGGGCGGTTCTACGGTTCAATAGATCCATTGAAAATAACAAGTGCGATGCTGGACTACGTTTCTGAACGTCGGAAAGATATTGAACGGAAAGAGCGTGAACGATACAGAAACCAACGTGAAAAAGAGATAGAGGAGCGTGGAGATAACAGAATCTCTTATGCTGAGTACATTGAAATCAAGCACCGTGCTGATGCAGGAGATGAGGAAGCTAGAAAAATGCTGATATCACCATGAGAATAACCGTTTACTGGGTAACAAGAAATCCGGATGTTATCGTAAGAATCCGGAAAAAGTTCAATATCCCAAGTTATACTTCCGTGAACTACGAAACAGAATGTGAAATCAAGAATGAAGACTTTCCACTGTTAGAAGAAACAGAACGAAGGGGATTCATTCGAATTAGAAATAAGAATACACGATTATGCAAGGAACAGACAAACTGAATACGATAACCAACATCGTATTTGTCCTCACGGACGTTTTAGAAACCAACCTTCTAGAAATGCAGCAGCAATACAAGAAAGAAGGCTTTGAACTCAGACACGATTCAAAAAGAAACTTCAACACAGCCATAGCCGCGATAAAGAGATTGAAAAGTGATGTGAATCATTGCAGCGAATCCACTCAGGAAAACTTCGGCAATGATTCTGACATGGTGAACGCCATGTTGCTCACACTGATTGACAGATGCGGTGATGATGACAACCTCGCTTATAAGATGTACGAATACATTAAATCTTTCCCGTCCAAACTGAATCTAGACTTGGATTTGGATAATGCGTTCAGCCACCTGTTTAAAAAGGAGAAGTTATGAAATCGCAGAAAGACATCTTAAAATCCATTGAAGGTCTGTCCGATATAGAACTATTTGTTATTGATCTCTTTTGTGGCGCTGGTGGCTTATCCGAAGGTGTGGAAGCAGCACGATTGGATGGAAATAAATGTGCAAAAGTTGTTTGTTGTGTGAACCATGACAAGAATGCCATTCTTTCACATGATGCCAATATCCCTGATGCACTTCACTTTATTGAGGATATCCGTACACTGGAACTTTCCCCGATAAGCACTATTGTAGAACGTATCCGTCAGCTATACCCTGATGCCATGATAATGCTTCATGCCTCTTTGGAGTGTACTAACTTCTCGAAAGCCAAAGGCGGTCAGCCGAGAGATGCCGACAGCCGAACGTTGGCAGAACATCTCTTCCGTTATATTGATGTTATAGACCCTGACTACATTCAGATTGAAAATGTAGAAGAGTTTATGTCATGGGGAGATATGGATGAGAATGGGAAACCTATCAGCATGGACAAAGGCCGGCTTTATCAAAAGTGGGTGCGCAATGTCAAGAAGTACGGTTACAACTTTGAGCACCGCATCTTAAATGCTGCCGACTTCGGTGCCTACACCACAAGAAAACGCTTCTTCGGCATCTTTGCTAAAAAGAACTTGCCGATAGTATTCCCAGAACCGACCCATTGTAAAGGTGGTAGGCAAGATATGTTCTCGCGGCTGGAGAAGTGGAAGCCGGTAAAAGATGTGCTTGATTTCTCTGATGAAGGAACTACCATCTTCAGGGAAAAGCCTCTTGCAGAGAAAACGCTTGAACGTATCTATGCTGGACTTATCAAGTTTGTAGCCGGAGGAAAGGATGCTTTCCTTTCCCGTTACAATACGGTTCGCCCTCAAGACACATGCAAATCAGTTGATGAACCATGCGGAGTGTTGACTACTGAAAACCGCTTTGCAAAGGTACAGGTAAGTTTCCTCTCCAAACAGTTCAGCGGACATCCCGAAAGCAAGAATGTGTCTGTAGAAGAACCGGCAGGTGCAATCACCTGCAAAGACCACCATGTTTTTGTTTCTGCTTATTATGGAAATGGACATAATCATTCGGTAGACCTTCCAGCTCCAACGGTCACAACGAAGGACAGGATGGCTTTAATTGAAAGCCGATTTATGTGTTCTTATAACTTTAAGGATACAGGAAAGGATATTAATCAGCCTTGTCCTACACTTCTGACTAAAGACAGACTTTCCCTTGTATCTCCATTTTTTATGAATCAATATTCTGGAGGTGGTCAGGTGTCTGATATAAACTCGCCATGCCCCGCTGTTACCACAACACCGAAACAAAACTTGGTAACATACCAGCCGTGGATAATGAATACTGCATTCTCAAATGTAGGTAGCAGTATAGAGGAACCCTCCCAGACCATTACCGCAAACAGGAAATGGCACTATCTGATGAATCCACAGTTCAACAGTGCTGGCGGCTCTGTTGATAGCCCCTGCTTCACATTAATAGCCCGCATGGATAAGATGCCGCCTTATCTGGTAGCAACAGAAAGCGGTCAGGTAGCGATTGAAATCTACAACAATGATAGTCCTATGACCGTGAAGATAAAGGAGTTCATGGCACTGTATGGCATAGTGGATATTAAAATGCGGATGCTTCGCATTCCGGAACTCAAAAAGATTATGGGATTCCCTGAAGATTATGTTTTAATAGGCACACAAGCTGACCAAAAGAAATTTATCGGGAATGCGGTGGAGGTTACACAAGCGAGAAAAAATACTGAAGCACTTTGCAAAGTATTGAGAAAGTTGAGATTGAAGAAATCAAAAGAAATAGCTTAATGGAAAATGGAAAACTTATATTAGATGCCTGTTGTGGCAGTAGAATGTTTTGGTTTGACAAATATAATCCTCTTGCCTTATTTGTTGACAAACGTTCGGAAACACTTACGGCCAAGGACAGAGATAAGATTAGGATAATAGAAATAAGACCTGATATAGTGGCTGATTTTACCAACTTGCCATTTGAGGATAGCTCTTTCTACATGGTCGTGTTTGACCCGCCACATTTGAAAACACTTGGCAAAACATCATGGATGGCAAAGAAATATGGTAGGCTTCCGGATAATTGGCAAGAAATGATAAAAAGCGGTTTTGATGAATGTATGCGTGTCCTAAAGCCCAACGGGACATTGGTATTCAAATGGAGTGAGAGTGAAATAAAAGTCAATGAAGTTTTATCCATTATACCTTATAAGCCTTTGTTTGGGCATACCACTGGCCGACAAAGTAAAACGATATGGATGTGCTTTATGAAATTGCCAATTAACTAATAACTGATTAGAAAGGAATCAAATGATAATAGCATGGTTTTCTTGCGGTGTAACATCCGCAGTAGCTTGTAAGATAGCATTGAACTTGTATAACGATGTACAACTCTATTATATCGAAACAGGTTCCGGGCATCCAGATAATGTCCGATTTATCTCAGATTGCGAGAGATGGTACGGGCGGCCAATTCATACCATTCGCAGCGATAAGTATCTTAACGTAGAGGATGTGTTGGCTAAGAAAAGATTTATTAATGGTCCTACTGGTGCAGCTTGCACATTCGAATTAAAGAAACAAGTCCGTTACAAGCTGGAAAAAGAGTTGGGAAATTGGGACGGTCAAGTCTGGGGATTCGACTTTGACCCGAAAGAAATAAACCGTGCTGTCCGCTTTAAACAGCAATATCCTGATACAAAGCCGTTGTTCCCACTTATCGAGCGACAGATAACCAAGCAAGATGCAATGGGAATGCTTTGGAAAGCTGGCATTGAAATCCCTGCCATGTACAAGATGGGTTACAATAACAATAATTGTATCGGTTGTGTCAAAGGTGGAATGGGCTACTGGAATAAGATACGGAAGGATTTCCCGAATGTGTTTGATCGGATGGCTAAAATTGAACGAGAAGTAGGAGCAACGTGTCTGAAAGACCAATCTGGAAAAATATTTCTTGATGAGCTTTCTCCTAACCGTGGAGAAATGCCGGAAGAGATGATACCGGATTGCTCTCTTATATGCCAAATAGAATTTCAAGAATTACTTGACCGGCAGGTAGAACGAGTTTTAAAAGGAGAAATCAGTATTAATGATGTAACCTAATTAGCTTCAAACAAATTAGAAATGAATACAACTTTTGAAAAATCGGCTAATAGTACCGATGAATGGTACACACCGAAAGAAATTATAGACGCATTGGGTGAATTTGATTTAGACCCATGTGCCCCAGTAGCCCCCCCCTATAAAACGGCAAATGTCATGTACAACAAAAATGACGATGGATTAAAACAGGAATGGAAAGGTCGCGTTTGGTTGAACCCACCTTATTCCCGTCCTCTTATAGAATGTTTCGTTAAACGGATGGCAGAACATGGAAACGGCATTGCTTTACTTTTCAATCGTTGCGATTCAAAGATGTTTCAGGATGTGATATTCGAGAAGGCAACGGCAATGAAATTCTTGCGTAACCGAATCAGATTCTTCCGTCCAGACGGAACTCGTGGAGATTCTCCCGGCTGTGGTAGTATTCTCATCGCTTTTGGTGAGGATAATGCGGAGGTAATAAAAACTTGTGATATTGCAGGTAAGTACGTTAGAATAAATTAGAGCAAAACTGAACAAAAATGAGTAAAACAACAATTTATTATCTATTCCTAGTAGCAATGTATATGCTGCTAGGATAGGTGGAAAGGAGAGATATGAAACAGACAGTAGAAGAAGCAGCATACGATTATGCTACTAATAAAACGAAGTTCAGAAAAGACGTTCTGAAAGAAGTTGACGCGGATACCTACGTTTCACGTCATGCTGATAGTATGGAAGATTTTCAATGTGGTGCAGAGTGGCAGTCAAAGCAATCGCCTTGGATTAACGTTAAAGAAAGGTTGCCGGAAGAAGAACAAAAAATCTTCGTTTTGACAATGGGTTATGGCGTACCATATATTCAAAAAGAAACGTTTCGTAGAAGCAACAATTTAGATATAAAGGGAATATGGACTCACGGAAACAGTATCGTGTTGGCATGGCTTCCTATTCCGTCTTTCGATGATATATTAAAGAACAACAATAAAAAATGAAAGCAATAACCATAAAACAGCCGTGGGCCTCTTTGATAGTCCATGGTATTAAAGACATTGAGAACCGTACTTGGAGCTGCCCTAAGAAATACTTAGGGCAGAGGGTACTGATTCATTCAAGCGGTAAACCTTTGAATTATGATAATTTCTATGATTCAATACTTACCAATGAGCAGTTATTGGCATTACCGGAAAACAAAGAGTGGAAAGATTTTAGTTTTTGTACAGGCTCCATAATCGGAAGCGTCGAGATAATAGACTGTGTACAAAACCATCCTTCCATCTGGGCAGAGAAAGGAGTTTATAACTGGGTACTAGCTAACCCTATTCTCTACGAAAATCCAATTAAGGACGTGAAAGGCAAATTATCCTTTTGGGATTATCCCGGTATCAAAGAGGTAAAGATAGAATGTCCGGAATGTGGCAGTATAGAAATAGCTATTGAGGACTATACAACGGCACCATTCCCAACTTATTTGCATAGGTGTAATAAGTGTGAACATGTGATTATAGAAAGTGAGTGGAAGGAGGTAAAACTATGAGAGATTTTTATGAACTGATAAACCAATATCCATGGACTACTATTTTTCTTGCTATTTTCATTTATGAAGTGATTAAATGTGTGATGTCTAATTTGAAAAAGAAATAGCCATGAGCAAACTATACAAAGTAACTATTTTCGGGGAATCATTCCTAATCGGGTGGTTCCCTTTTTCTTCACGCTAGTATAACAAGCTAAAGATAATCAAACAACACATAACAAAGTATTGACAAGCCGTGTCAGTACTTTGTTTTCCTCATTTTTCCCCTTAGCTCCCTTATTAAGTACCTTCGTTTCTGTAACGCAAAAAAAGCAATTATGGAAATTATTTACAGAAAACTAGAGGAACTGAAGAAACTGGAAAACAATCCAAGAACTATTTCGGATGAACAGCTGGACAAACTTAAAGAGTCAATCCGAAACAATCCGGATTATTTCGAAGCCCGACCGATCATCCTGTCAGACCGTACTGGCGAATTGATCATTATAGCCGGAAACCAAAGGTATGATGCCTGTATATCGCTAGGTATGCAACAAGTACCGACCGTTCTTATTCCCAACCTGACCGAGGAAAGGGAACGTGAGCTAATCATACGTGATAACGTTAACAACGGACAATGGGACATAACCAAGTTGTTTGACTGGGATTGTAACGAGTTGCTTAATTGGGGTATGGAAGGCATCAGCTTTCCTGATCCGACAGATTTTTCAGAAGATATAGAAGACAGTCATAATGTACTCAAGAACGCAAACTATGAAGCCGGAGCTCATATCAAATATTTAGTATTTGAGGGGTATAAGATTCCAGTCAGTGAAAGCGAACTGGAAGCACTGAAAGCACGGGCTTCTGAATATTTGGATAAGAACGGTGTAATGGTTGGTTTTGTTAATAATCTACTTGGCTTATGATGGAATACATAGACATATCAATATTGAACCCGGCAGAATATAACCCACGCCTGCTCACTAATGAAGCACAAGAAGATTTAAAAAAATCCATCAAGGAATTAGGCATTATCAAACCGATCATCATACGTCAATCGGATAAACGTATCATGGCAGGACACCAACGTACAAAGACAATGAAGCTGCTTGGGTATACCCATGTTCCAGCCTTTATTCTTGACGGTGTAAACTCCACCGATGAAGTAAGGTTCAACCAACTTCACAACTATGCGGAATGTGAGTTGTCGGAAATCCAACCAGAAATCAATGTAAGTCTTCCTAAAGGAACAGAAGGATTTTATACTGTATCCAACAAAGATATCTCCATTCTTTCCAAAGGAGGAAACAACTCACGTGTTGTTGACCTTACGAAAATGATTCTCCGTTACGGCCAGTTTGCAAATGCCATATGTGACCATACCGGGAAAGTGATCATCTCAACAGTATATGCCAAAACGGTAAAACTATTAGGTATGGACCTACTTGTATATGTCCTTCCAGAAGGGAAAGAAGAAATCGCGCTCAAATACTTCTCTAAGGAATATGGAGTGTTCGAGTATTCCCATCTGGAACGAAAGACCTATATACAGTCTTTTGCCCAAAAGGCACGGCTACGGCAAAAGAACGGGGTTCCAAGCAAGCGTAGCCATTCAACGTTGTATGAAACGCAGGTTATACCATACATCACCAAGGATATGCGCATACTCGATTTCGGTGCCGGACAAAAGGATTACGCAACCATACTGAAGAAAAAAGGCTATCTCATTGACGCCATTGAATTCTTCCACCGCAAAGATGGAGCGGACATCATTGATGAAAAGGAAATCAGGCAAGACTGTGCTTCCATATGCAAGACCTTGTCGGACTACGGGCTGTACGATGTGGTTGTGTGCGATAGCGTGTTGAACTCTGTGAACTCAGAAGAGGATGAAAAGAATGTCTTACTTTCGTTATCAGCATTATGCAAGCCCGGAGGAATGATATTCTGGTCTGGCATTCCGCTGCTGTTCGCCCAGAAATCATCTGAACGCAAGGAAACACACGACCATCGTTCTAAAGCCGTATTTCTTGACGCAAAGAACTTCACAGCCAACTTCCGTTTTGGTGAATGGTACTTCCAGCATTATCATTCCACAGCTGACATCATCAGATTAAACACAGCTTACATCGGAAAGGATTTTAACATATTCGATAAAGGAATGAAGATAAGCCCAGAAAAAGAGTTAAGAGGTTCGTCATTTCAAGTAGCATCAACCAACGGAAGGAGCGCAAGTAAGAATGATTATCTGAAAGCGTTGCAATATGAATTCACACTTCCTCTTCCCAATAATCGCAAATGGGATCTGGACAAAGAAATTATACCAATCTTTAAAACACTATAAACAATGGCAGCACCTAAAGGAAATCAGTTTTGGATGTTACGCAGCAAGCATGGCAGGGATAAACTCTTCGCCACGCCTGAAGCGTTATGGGAGGCGGCGTGCGAATATTTCCAATGGTGTGATGAAAACCCATGGACAACAAGAAAGGCTATACAACGTACCATGCCTGTTAGACGCAAAAAAGGTAAAAGAACAGAAACTGTTAATGAACAGCAAACACAACAAGAAGTTTCACCTACACAGCGCCCCTACTCTCTCACCGGATTATGTATCTATCTAGGTACTTCATCACGTTGGTGGAGTAGCTTCAGAAGTGAATGCATGAAAAAAAATGATGAAGATTTTTTGCACGTCATCGCGCGGGTGGAAGAAACCATCGAGACTCAACAATTTGAAGGAGCCTGTGTTGGCGCTTTCAATGCAAACATTATAGCCCGAAAGCTAGGGTTGTCCGACAAACAGGAAGTGGATCATACAACACAAGGCAAACCCTTCAACGGATTTGACTTTCTTCCCTATACTCCCGAAGCTGACAAATTGAAGTGATATGGAGCAAAAGGTTAACTTAAAACAGCGATTGGCATACAATTTTCTTCGTGACAGCAAAACGAAATTTTTATTGTATGGTGGTGCCGGAGGTGGTGGTAAATCATGGCTAGGCTGTGAATGGCTGATGCAATGTGCCTACTATCTTCCCGGTACTCGCTGGTTTGTTGGCCGAAATAATTTGAAGGATAGCCGTGAGTCCGTTACCGTGACCTTCAATAAGGTAGCATCTTCTCACAGCTTCACGGCATACAAGACAACAAATGAAGGGATAGCCTTCGACAACGGAAGTGAAATCGTTTATATTGACTTGACGTATTATCCGGTGAAAGATCCGATGTATGAACGATTGGGGTCTAAGGAATATACAGGAGGATGGATAGAGGAAGCTGGTGAAGTGCACTACCTTGCCTTCGAAGTCTTGAAAACCCGTATCGGCCGCCACATGAACGATGTATACCATGTACCCGGAAAGATACTTATCACCTGTAACCCGAAGAAAAACTGGCTATACCGTGAATTCTACAAGCCCTGGAAAGAAGACAAATTACAAGCTCCTTATGCATTTATCCAAGCTTTGGTGCAGGATAATCCTTGGGCAACAGAAGACTACATCGAAAGTCTTCGAAACACAAAAGACCGGGTAACAAAGGAACGCCTATATTTCGGCAATTGGGAGTATGATAATGACCCGACTGCCCTGTGTAACTACGACGCTATCTGTGACTTGTTCACGAATGAGTTCATTGCTCCTGCAGGTGAATCTACCGGTTCTGCAGACCTTGCAATGAAGGGACGAGACAGATTTATCGCCGGTCATTGGAAAGGGAATGTGTGTTTTATCAAACTGGATCAGGAATACAGTACTGGAAAATCCATTGAAACAGACCTGAAGCGGATGATGATAGAATGCTCAATTCCTCGTAGTAAGATGATTGCGGACTCTGACGGATTGGGGAACTATCTTGAAAGCTATCTGAACGGTATCAAGGAGTTTCATGGAGGAGCACGACCTATTAATCCTGAATTTGACAATTTGAAATCAGAGTGTGCCTTCAAACTGGCTGAGATGATTAACAATCGATTGCTTCGTATCGTATGCACGGAAGCACAGCGGGAACGGATCATTGAAGAATTGTCAGTTCTCAAACAAGCACATATTGATGCAGACACACGGAAGAAAGGAATAATCAGCAAAGAAAAAATGAAAGAAATATTAGGTCATTCCACAGATTACCTTGATATGCTGATAATGGCAATGATATTCCGCATCAAACCAACACCAAAACGACCAAAAGCAAAAATAGGAAAGATATGACAGTAAAAGAATTTTTGATAATAAGCAGCATTGCCACCGAACCCGAGGTCATTAGAACCAAGTTGGATGAACTGAAAAAACCTTATCAACTAGGGCAGTATAAGACACCAGATACCCTAAACGACATAAATATGGGAGAACTGATGCAACTGCAATCCATCGAAACAGAACACGATATATTGTTCGTTCCCTGTACTGTACTGATGGGGCTGAGTAAACGTTATATATCCCAACTTCCAGCTAGCGATGTACTGGGATTCGTACAATGGGTGGCCAAAGAAGTTGAACGAATAAATAAACTATTCGCGTCGACTAATGTACCACCCACACCCGAAGAGAAGCAAGCAGGATCCGAATTGCTAAATTTTGGACCTTTCGGCATGATTGATTACTATGCGCAGCGCATGGGTATCACTGATCATGCAGAAGTAGACAGCGTGCCATGGGTCAGAGTATATAAATGTCTTGACATGGACGCCAAAAGAGTAAGATTCGAACGTAGATTAAGAAACATATTAAGTAAGAAGAAATGACGGTAGAGCAAAAAATTAAAAAGATAGTAGACTCCATGGAGGGTGTAAGTTACCTTTTTGACAACTGGCAAACAGCCAATATAAGACTGGACAAGATTAAATTGCCGGCAGTGCTTAATCTCCTTCCTGTAAGCGGAACTTTTAATCTAGGCAGACAGCAGTTAAGAGACTGCCCTAACTGTATGATGGCCTTCATGGATAAAACCAAGTTCGATTTTGATGGCACAGAAAATGATGCAGTGATAGAAGGATGCAAGAATAAAGCCAAAGAATTCATATTGCTATTGAACAGGAGTGGGATGTTCAAAGAAATATCAGGAGATATCCCTTATTCTGTTTTCTATGACAAGCTGGATGTTAATGTAACCGGAATAGTTATCCAACTTAAGTTAGAAGAGATAATGGGTACTGTTATTTGCAACAAGAGCGTGAAAGAGATTGTATATGGCAGCAGAAACTAAAGCCGGAACCCTAAGGATAATAGGTGAAGAGCTGGAAGCGTTACGCAAGCGAATTATAGCCAACCATGAAGCAGCCGGACAAGTAGCCAGTGGAAGGACAAAGGGCAGTCTGAAAGTAGAAATGTCGGAGGACGGAGGCGTTTTGTGGGGCAGGCAGGCATTCGCGGTACTAGAAACCGGACGTGGGCCAGGGAAAGTTCCGAAAGGATTTTACAAGATTATCCGCCAATGGGTGGAAGATAAGGGTATACAAGTAAAGAAGCCCGATTCCTTCGCCTACCTTGTCGCTAGAAAGATAGCCAAGGAAGGAACGGAACTATACCGAAACAGAAAACATGAGGAAATCTATTCCCGTGATCTAGAAAATACCGTGGACAATATAGCTAGCAGGGTATCGGCTATATATGAAACAGAAGTTGAACATATAAATCTGAATTTCGACAATGAGAACACATACGATAGATAATACAACAATTGAATATCCTGACCAAATAGGATTCTGCTTTAATCCTGTGATAATAAATATCCTTGGCGGAAACTATCAATCTGTTACTGCAACGGTAACGGACACCACCACAGCCACATCAGACAGAGAGAACAGAGCGACGTTCGGTGGTTCCTGCTTCTTTGACCTATCATTCTATACGCAGAGCTATTTTGACGAATACAGAGAAGTCGATTACAAGTCAACTCACGCCGAAGATAGTAAGTTAGGACGTCTGTTTAGCATAGAGCTTGATATGTATAACGAATCAGGAACACTTGAAAACAGCTTCCAGTTCAACGTATTCATATTGTGGGGAGCCAGTAAGGTTGGAGAGCAGTATAATGGAAGCCGAGTGCTGACATGGTTCAAAAACTACCCATTCTCTGTAGGCTTATACTCTGCAACATCAGGGAATGTAAAAGTAACTATAGATGGTTCCGAAAGCTCCCCTATCGCATTATCAGGACAAAATGCATGGAATATCATTCTTGCTGGAATAGATGCTTCAGACAGGGTGGAATTTTATCTACCTGGAAGTAATACGGCAGCATCTGTTTTTGACCACACCTTTGATTTCACCTTCCGAGGGCTGCTCAATATGGCCACAAAGATCACTTGTAAGGTTGACAATTCAGACTGTGGAATATACTTGAGATGGATCAACCGCCATGGAATGTGGTGTTACTGGCTATTCATGCAAGGAAACGAGACTTCGCAGGTATCCAATGACGGAGAGTTCATCAGAAACAATATGCAGGATTACAGTTACAAGAACGGATACCATGGAGGTAGCGGACGAAAGCAAAGGAAAATGGAAGAAACGACACTTCCCGTATGCGCTCCATTAATAGACAGCATAACTTATGACTTCCTTTACCAAATGGCCACATCTCCTGTTGTTGATATGTTCATGGGCTATGATGATAACGGTAACGCCAGATGGATGGCCGTAAATGTGTCTGTGGGAAATTTCGTCAAACAGCGGGTATCACTGCAAGACTTTGAAGCGAACATTATATTACCTGAAACTAACGTGCAGAGCTTATGACAGAACAACTACTATTCATAGATAACAAAGCAATGGATATTAATGAAAGTACCAATATCACATTGAATTTTAGAAGTAATATTTTTAGCGATGTAAGCAAGATCACAAGCAACAACACATACTCCATCAAGCTACCTTTGACAGTCAACAACTGTCATGTGATTAATTATGCGCATCTCCCATCCCATTCAGCACAATATGCTCGTATCAACCACAAAGGACGCTATTTGCGCAATGGGATTGAAATCATACCGGACGCCAGCGTCATTCTTATAGAAATATCCGAAACCATAGATATAGCCATGACATGGGGCAATGTTTCTAAATTTGCAGAAATTGTAAATGACAACAAGACATTGCAGGATTTATCGTACGGCAGGACAGAAAACGAAGATTACATCATTTGGAAGAAAGGAGACAATTCGCCCCGAATACCTAAAATTGATTATGGCTTTAAAAATGATGAGCCGGCTGCCTGGTATCACCCTGTGGTTACAGCTATGTGGGTTTTGAACAAAATAGAAGCTGATGCCGATATCACCTTTAAATTCCAAGAACAACACTACGAACTGTTGAAAACTTTAGTTATTCCATTGCTTTCAAGAAATAGCGCACCAAAAGAAATCGAAGCTCGCACTACAACTTTAACAAATGACGGAATATCTCCATATAATATTCCAGGAGGATGGATTCTCAAAATATTCCAATTTGTGGAAAGTGGATCTGACTATTATGTGGCTATAACAAAAGATTCGTCAGGCAAGGTAATCGGATTCAAGCCGCAGAAAGAGAACGTACCCCTTAGAATTATTGGAACTATCAATATAATAGTCAATACTAGCCAGGAACCACAAAGTTCAGGTGAATATGGTGTTTCTTTCGATATACGGAACAAAGAATCCATAACCAGCAAGTTGAAATTCAGGTGTAATCCGAGTATATCTTTATTACAAGAAAATCAATACAGGTATTCTTTCGCTATAGATGGGGAGTTTAATCCAGGAGATACAGAGGAACTCAGCGCTATACTGTACGATCCTTATGCAGAATTGGGGAATTATACAATAGAAGAAGGAAGCTATGTCAAAATAACGATGCGAGATACTGTCTATTTGAAAGACACTGATGAAGCAAACTCCCGGTTCTATTATGTTCCAAACCTACCTGATATAAAACAGATAGACTTTATCAAAGCTATAGCATCTATTTGTGGAACTTTTGCCATTCCCGGCAATGGAAATGTCGTAAGCTTCGTTCCTATTGATACCATCATAGAAAATAAGACCAAAGCTCTGAACTGGACCAAAAGAGTTATCGCCTCATATAGTGCAAACCGTCCTAAAAATATATCTTTCAAAATTGACGGATTCTCTCAAAGAAATGTATACAAATGGAAAAATGACGACAAATACAATGGAATCATATACGTTGACGATAAGACTTTGGAATATGAACAGGAAACGCTGACATTGCCTTTCGCAGCGTCTGAAATGAAAGGTGGAATCGCAACTATCCCGATATATTCCTATACATCTGACGGAGCTTTACAATATAACGAAAGTACAGATCCCAGACTACTGGTCCTAAAGAACGACAATACAGCAACTTTTGACGGTCTGGACTGGAACACTATTATTGAAAACAACTACAAATCTTATCAGAAATATATCAGAGAACCTAAGATTATTACCGAGCTGGTAGAAATCAGAGATCATGAATTACGAAACTTGGATATGTCTGTACCTGTTTATCTGGCCCAATATGGAAAATATTACGCAGTCATATCAATAAAAGCAGAGAAAACAGGTATTTGCGAATGTAAACTTTTTCAATTGGATTAATTATGGCAGACAAAGTAGAAAAGATACTTGATATCAAAGTGAATTATAATGAGGCTATCAAAGCTATAGCCGAGTATCAGACAAAAATCGACAAAGCCAAAGAAGCAGAGGCGAAACTGAAGGAACAGTTAAAGGCTGGAGACATAAAAAGGCAGCAGTACAATGAAGAAATGGCGGCATCTAAAGCCTATATCAACGACTGTAATGATTCGATACGTATTATAACGAAAACAATGCAAAATCAGCTCAAGCAGGAGAAGGCGCAAGAAAACAGCCTTGTTTCTCTCCGTGCCAAACTGTCAAATCTAACGGCTGAATACGATGCTTTATCCGAAGCGGAACGGAATGCGGCTACAGGCATTAAGTTACGGGATAAAATTAATGAGGTTACTGATGCTCTGAAGGACGCTGAAGAAGAGACACAGCGGTATTACCGAAATGTTGGCAATTACAAGGAAGCTATAATGGAAGCCGCCAATGCCAATATCCCGTTCGTGCAGCAGATAAATGTAATGGTGACCTCCTTGGGTGGAGTAAGAAATTATTTGTCTGGAGTAAAAACAGAAATGCTTACTGTTTCGACCACCACAACCGGCTGGATTAAAGTTTTGAAACTGTTGAAAGTTGCTCTACTTGGAACTGGTATTGGAGTATTAATTGTAGCTTTAGGATCTTTGGTATCATGGTTCACCAAAACACAGAAGGGCGTGGAAGCAGCCAATAAAATAATGGGGGCTCTGGGTGCCACTGTAAATGTCTTAATAGACCGGGCAGGCAAGTTGGGAAGTGCTTTAGTGAATCTGTTTACCGGGAACTTCAAACAGGCGGGGAATGATGCCAAATCCATATTCGCTGGTATCGGTGATGAAATAGTCAATGAAACCAAACAGGCGTGGAAGCTGGCAGAAGTCTTGAATGAGATAGACAAGAGGGAAGTCATGCTGTCCATGTCACGTGCCGCTAACCGAGCTGAAATTGAGAAACTGAAAAAAGCTGCAGATGACCAAACCCTATCCACACAGGAACGTATCAAAGCTGCGGAAAAAGCTGCAGCAATGGAAAAAGAGGACTTAAAAATCCAAACAGACTTAGCGAAAGCAAGAATTGCCAATATGCTCGGATATACTAAAGTAACAAAGGAAGCCCTTAAGACCATTGAGGACATGCAAAAAGGAGCAATTACAGCAGATGAAGCTATTGGAAAAATCGGTATATCGGAAAGCACTATTGATGACCTTAGGAAATTAAGCGAAGAAGTAAACAGATTAAGTGAATTGGAAGAAAGCAGTTACACCCGTCAGACAGAGCAGCAAAACACCCTAAACTCTATCCGCCAGGAAGGTGCAGACAAAGCAAAGGAAGCAAAGCAAACAGAACTGGAAGCAGTAAGGGCAGCAGAAGATGCTATGCTTGCCTTAGTGAAAGACAAGAGAGAACAAGCACGGAAAGAGATTGAATTGAACTATTCCCGGCAGATTGAGGATTTGCAAATCAGTTTAAAGCAAGAAGAGAACCTTACCGCTAAGGCTCGTGAAGCCATCAACGCCAAAATAAAGGCTTTGGAACAACAAAAATCTATGGAACTTAGCAAGTTGTCCGATGAGGAGCTGAAAAAAGAACTGGAGAACCGTTTAAAAATGATATCCCTGCAATTGGAATCGGTCAAGGAAGGCAGCGAGCAGGAGTATCAGTTAAAGATACAACAATTACAAGCACAACAAGAGGCGGAACTTACCAGCACAGAACAAACCGAAGAAATGAAACTGGCCATTAAAGCAAAGTACAATACCAAGATAGACGAACTGGCAACAGTTCATGAGCAGGATATTATCAACAAGCAACAGGAAGCCATGCGCATACGCTTTGAAACGGAAATCGCACAAGCATATGATAACGAAGAGGAAATTCTTCGTATAAGGATGGAACAAAAGAAAGCCGAGCTCGATAGCCTGCAGCAAATGGAAGGTGAAAGTATAGAAGCATTCAATCTTCGCAAGCTGGAAGCACAGAATGCTTATCTGGAATCCAAAAAAGAACTGAGCGATAAGGAGATTGAAATAGAACAAACTAAATATGAAGCAATGGAACAGGTGACAAATGGCCTTGTAGCTCTCACAGAACAAATTGGGGAGTCTGACAGAGGATTTGCTATGGCAAGCAAAATGTTGGCTTTGGCAGAGATCGCCATCAATTCAGGTAAGGCGATCGCAAAAATGGTATCCGCTGAATCAGGGAAAGGTATTCTTGGTATAGCTACAATGGCATCAGGTATTGCAACAATCCTTTCTAACATTGCAAATGCTGTTAAGATAGTAAAAAGTGCTAAATTTGCAGAAGGTGGTTTGGTTACAGGACCGGGGACAGGAACGAGCGACAGTATTCCGGCACAATTGTCGAATGGAGAATCCGTTATAACTGCCAAAGCTACGTCCATGTTCGCCCCTATCCTATCATCCTTCAATATGATGGGTGGAGGTGTACCTATTAATGTAACAGCAACGAATAATCAAACTTTAGGCGAAGATATGCTGGCCAGAGCAGTCGCCAAAGGAATGATGATGGCTCCTGCCCCTGTCGTTTCTGTAGAAGAGTTTACTTCAGTTGCGAATAGAATTAAATACATAGAAGAAAGCGGTAGTTTATGAAAGCATACGAACTATTATATATAAACAGGAACACTCTTAGGATAATGTCTGAAATGTCATTAGATGCATCAGATATTAAATACCTAGAAATGTATAAAGACTACACCCGTCTTACGGCTGAAGGTCATAAAAAGGCATATATCATGCAGTACCTGGCAGATGAATACAGCATTTCAGAAAGGACCATCTATAGAGTCATTGACAGGTTGTCCGTTGACGTTTCAATTCAATAAGGGGGAAGATTATTCTTCCCCTTATTTTTTTACTGACAAAGCGTGTCAGTGCTATTATGTTCTGAAATTCTTATAGCCATATACCGTTTTTTACCTTTGCTTCAAAATAGATTATATATGGCGAAATTATACATCAACAAAGATATTGTTGCGGATAAAGACAAAATGGAAAATTGGTATCTAACTGGTGAAGAGGGATTGTCTTTTCCCGATATTCAAAATTTCCTATCTTGGATAGATCCGAATGACCACGTTATTGATATTGAGATACATTCATGCGGTGGTGATGCCGTTGAAGGGTATGCCATTTATGACGCCTTACGTGCTTCAGGAAAGCAAATCAGCTGTACTGCAGTAGGACGATGTGCATCCATGGCAACCGTGATATTATTGGCCGCTGCAAAAGAAAGACGTTTTGCTTATCCACATGCAAAGTTTCTTATTCACAAGCCTTATATGGCTTCATACGATGGAGACCTTGATCTTGAAACCCTAGAATCAATAAAATCAAACTTGGAGAGTGAAAAAAACAAGATGCTAGCTTTGTATGTAGAACGCACAGGATCGGAAGCCTCAGTTATCGAAGCCCAAATGAATAAAGCCGGTTGGTTTGGTGGTGAAACAGCCAAACAATTAGGTTTTATCACGACCGTTCTTATGCCTACAACTGCCAAAGGGAGAACTTACACATTTAATAACAAAAAAATGAACAAAGAAAAAGAAGTAACAGTGAAGCAGACTATCATAGACAGGCTGCTGGCCAAATGCGGCTATCAAAAAATTGAAGACGTACAGGTCGTATCTATGGAATTGACAAATGCCGAAGGTAACACGCTTACCGTGGAAAGAGATGAAGGTGAACCCCAAGTAGGAGATACAGCAAGTCCCGATGGCGAACATGTCATGCCTGACGGAAAGACTATCATTGTGACAGATGGCGTTATTACAGAAATTAAAGATCCTGATGAATTGGAAGAGGATGAAGTGAAAGCTTTAAAAGCCCGTATAGAAGAGTTGGAAACTGAGAATGCTTCTCTAAAGACGAATGCCCGTACCATTGAGGACAACAAGATTCTGAACGCAGTCCGTATGGCCGGGGGCGAAAACTGGCTGGCAAAACATTGTAGTACTTATAAAGTGTCAGCTCGTACCCAAACGTTCAACAAGGGTATAAAAGGAGTAGAAGAAAATGAAACGCCTATTCAGAGAAAACTTCGTGAAGAAAGAGAAAAAAGAAACAACAAGTAATAAAAGGAGGGGAAATGCCTATTTTAGATTTTGACAAACTTACACCTGATAATCAGGCTGTAAAAGACTTGAAAGACCTTATTCAGTTAACAGTCTTTCAAAACGAGGACATGGAGCGTTTTATGACGTTTATGCCCAATGTGACTAACGGTAAAAAAGCAGGTTTTATCGGTGAAATGGAAGATATCGGAGTAGCCGGCTCCGGATGCGACCCTGAATATAAAAAAGTGGCTATCGCTGCCGCCCAAAAGGAATGGGAAATCGGGGATTGGCAAATTCCTTTGGAAATGTGCTATACAGACTTGGAAAACACCATTGCCAAGTACTGCCTTAAAACGGGAACAAATATAGGAGACCTGACATCGACCGAATATATGGACGGTATTGTACTGCCGAAGCTGTCTGAAGCTATGATGAAAATGATGTGGCGTTTTACATGGTTTGGAGATAAATCAGCAGCGTCTGTCACTGGAGGTGGTCAAATCACTGACGGAGTAAACATCGAACTATTTAAAACATGTGACGGTTTTTTCAAACGTCTGTTTGCCATCTGTACCAACAATGCCGAACAGCACACTGAAATTGCAGCCAACGCAGAAGAATCATATGCATTACAAAAATCAAAGATGAAAGAAACAGGCATTGCCACATCAATATTCGATGCGATGTTGCAAGATGCCGACAGCCGGATTTTCCAAAAAGACGGATGCGCAATTTTCGCCACCAAGTCAATGTGCGATGCTCTGACTCACGATATGAAAGAAAAGTACAAGGTAATCATGCCCTGGGAAGTTGTATTTGACGGTGTAGAGGTCAGCAAATACGATGGAACAACCATCGTTAAATGTTCCATTTGGGATAGATTTATTCAAGCCTATCAGAACAACAAAACCAAACTTAACTTACCGCATCGTGCTGTTTTATGTTCTCCTGAGAACTTGATGTATGGATGTGAGGGCACCGAACCGATGTCGGACTTGGATATCTGGTTTGATAAGAAAGCCCGCAAGAACTACATTTATTCAACAGGAAAATTAGGCTCCATGATTGGCGAAGATGAGTTGGTACAGGTAGCATACTAACGAAAAAGAGCAAATATGGCAATATGTGATATAACAATCAAAAAGGACATCGCACCATCGTGCGATGATCCTATTGTTCCAGGATTGGAACAGGAGGGCGTAATAATGAATCGTGCAGAAGTGGATTTCGGTGCGGTTACTTTCAACACGACCCGCAAGAATGTGATAGAAGCTCTTGCGCTGAAAACAGGTAAAAAAGGTTACAAGGTACAGGTATTCGGTGCAACCCCCTTTACTGGTACCAATACAACCTTGGCAACAGGAACCTATCGTAACACGTTTACTAACACAGTGAACATGGTTGTATTAGCAAATGACCCCGATGTATGCAATGACATTATTGACGGGCTTGCTAACGGTGATTTTGTCGTTGTATTGGAAAATAAAGCCAAAGGGTTAAATAAAACCGAAAATCCGGGAGATTCAGCTTTTCAGGTTTACGGTTACTACCAAGGTTTGAAAGCCGCAGAGATCGGCAATGACAAGTACTCTGAAGAAACGGAAGGGGGATGGAATATCTCTTTGCAAGAAACCAAGGTTCCCAAATCAGCATTATTCTTGTACAAGACATCTTACGATGCGACAAAAACACTTGTTGAAACACTGACAAAACCAGCTGAATGATCATGGAATTAAAAGAAGTGGTTGATAAATTAAAGGAGCTAGGAGATCTTCCCTCCTACTCCTCTTCTGATAAATCGGAGATAGAAAGATTGTACAAGGAAGTATTAGGAAAAGAATTCACCAAAACATCATGTAACGACTGCTATCGCGATGCTGTAATCGAAATGACTGTTTACATCAAAAAGAATAACCGTATGAAAGAAAAATGTAATTATATATTAAAAAATGGTGTCCTGCTTCAACCGGAGTTCGGAAGCAATAAAATGTACACTAATGATAACCTCACTGATGAAGTTGCTGAAAAGTACCTTGCCAAAAATCCGAAAGGTGAAATTTATTTCGCCCATGTACCTACGGACTGGAAAGAACGTGTTAACAAATGTGGATACAATCAAAGCCTGCTTGATTCAATGGTAGAATCATTACAAGACGGAGTTTCTGAAGAATCCGTGGCTGACACGTTGAAAGATTTCCAAATCAACGGCAAGAAGATCAGTAAAAAAGCTCTGAATCTGCATCTAAGCAAGGCCATTGAGATTGTGAACGCAATGAATGGAGAAGGCGAAGATAAAGTTGAATAAAAGAAATAAAGGACGAACGTAAACCTCGCGAATATGAGAGTAAGAGATCTAAAAAAGAAAAGCAGTAACCGCATTGATACAAGCTATTTACAAAATCTAGGAATTCAAGCCTACGGACAGGACAACCTATATCCGCAGACATTAAAGAATATCATTGCTGCAAGCTCTACTGCATCTGAATGCTCAGACCGTTTCGCTGACTTCATTGAAGGAAACGGATTCCGTGAGGTTGCTTTTTCCAAATATGTAGTCAATCGAAAAGGTGACACATTGGATGATGTGCACATGTTACTATGTAAAGACATGTCCGAACTCAATGGAATAGCAATCCATGTTAACTACAATGTTTTCTGTGAGATAGTGGAGATGCAGCACGTACCGTTTGAAAATTGCCGTCTGACAGAAGAAGATGAAAACGGTTATGTGGCAAAAATAGCAGTACATCCAGACTGGAGCGGAAAGAAGACACGTAAAGGGAAAGCTCTGCAGGTCAAGAAAGAAAACATCGACTATATAGATGTTTTTAACCCTCAAAAAGATGTGATACTGGCTCAAATAGAAGCTGCCGGAGGCATTGAATACTACAAAGGTCAAATCCTATGGGTGTCAATGGCCGGGAAAAATACTTATCCTGTCGGGAAAGGTGACCGAGTGGCTACAGAAATGAGTACCGATGAAGGGCTGTCCAATGTCAAGTACAGAAATGTACGAAATAATTTCTTCCCTGGCGCTATGGTATTCACCAAAAAGGGATCGAACATAACCTTTGACGAAGAAGGCAACGAAGTGAAAGATACAGACGATGACGACAGTTTCTCAAATACACTCATCCAGTTGCAAGGTGATACGAATGCAGGAAAGATTATGGAAGTTACTTTAGAAAGCGATGAGGAAAAACCTGAAATAATAAATCTGAACTCACAAAATTACGACAAAGAATTTACCGTTACTGACGCAAGTGTGGTTGAACGTATTTATTCAGCTTATGGCCAAGAGCCATGGTATTGCATCCGTATTGGTAAAGTCGGATTCTCAGGCGATATTTTGGAAGATGCTTTCGAGTATTACAATTCTATCGTAAGCAAGCAACAGCGCTTAATTGAGCGTACCTTTAGCCGTATATTCAGCTATTGGTATGAGGTAGTCAACCCCTCTAATGATTATAGTGTTGAACCATTAAAGTATGTACGAAATGCAGCAGTATCTAATAACAACAGATGAGGTATCGGCTTTGTCTCGCGGAATGTCTGTACATCTCGATCCTGACAAGATAGAAACCTACATCCGTGAGTCGGAGAATATCTACATCAAATCAGCGTTGGGAGACGAACTGTTCCTTGACGTGAAAAAAAATCCTGAAAAATACCAGCTACTGCTTGACGGAGGTACTTATGAAACTAAATGTAAAAAGAAGATAATCATCACTGGACTTCGCGTAGCTTTGGCTTATTATACCTATGCCTGTATTGTCAAAAATGGAGATGGGAATGTATCCCGTTTCGGCTTCGTAAACAAGGAAGGTGAATATAGCAGTCATACAGTATTCAAGGAAAAGATGATGGTGTATAGCGATGCATGTAGTATAGCTGACCGCTACCTGAAAGAATGCGTGCTTTACCTAAAAGAATGCGGTATGCCACTTTATAACGGTGAAGGGAAATTAAAATCTAATAGAACTGTTTTTCGTGTAATAGGAGAATGAGCGATTCTGTTGACATATTAAAGAAACTGGCTCTTCAAGTAAGAAACGCATCTACAGAAGGAGAGAATACAGCTGAAAGGATTGGGCGCATATTTATCGGGATTCTAGAAAACATGGATAATTCCGATTTAGAAAAGCTCACCAAATACTTTTTGCGCAAAGACAAGGAGGATTCTACAAATTTTCTTTTATCATTATTGGGCGGAACTGTCATTAAGAAATACGCCAAGTTCGGTGATTTCGTTACTGGTGTATTAGGTGGATACATAGACGAAAAGGGCAATCTTGAAATGGAAAGCGGTGTATTTCGTAAGCGTTTGTTTGTTCCTGAAATAGCTTATAACCGTACAACCTATTTCAAAGGACGTATGGTAAACTCCCCCGGTGGTGGTTGTACCGTATTGTCATACGTGGATAACGGCGATGGAACCTACACCATCACTCCCGATCTGACGGATGCGGACGGATTGAGCCAGTTTGTTGATGACATCCTTACCACCTATTTTGTGACTAAAAATAGCGAAGGCAAGCTGAACGGCTTTGAAGAAATGAAATTCCGGGTGACTGCCGCAGATTATACAGCCAAGAAGTTTACTGTCATTCCCCGTCCGGGGCATTCTGACTGGAAACCTGCCGAGCAGATGGTATTGGCACAAACAGGTAACTTTACGGACCCGGAACGTCAGACTTATATACTTATTGATTCAGTCAACGGAAATAACTGTATTACATTCTTTGACAATGCCAACACTTGGGACCCGGAGCCGGCACAGATGAAGAGCTGGTTCGGCAAGAAGAAGGGTATGACTGTAGCCGGTATTAATGCGGACAGTTACTCAGCCGTTCTTCAGAACATCATCATGACCGGGCTTATCTTTCAAGTTGATGAGATCACCGGACAGACAGTTCGTGTACCCTTGGACAAGGGTGAATGGGTTTCAGGTAAGTACGCCTACTATGACCGGGTGTCACATAACGGGGCTTTGTGGTTGTGTGTTGATGATAATGGAACAACAACAGAACCGTCAGATGATAATCCGGCATGGCTGAAACAAGTGGCGGAAGGGCAAAAAGGTGATCCGGGATTGTCCGTAGTAGGTGGCGGTCATTGGGAATCCTCCAAAACCCCGTACAAAGCCAATACAATGGTCACTCTTGCCAACTGTGTCTTTTTATCCAAGGTGAAGACATCCAATCCTCCCATCAGGATCGCAAGGTTCAGGAATGGCAGTTATCGTCGCAAAAAGGATAGCGGTTATATCCTTGCCGGGAAGTCAGCCGACTGGACCGTGCATGAAGATTGGGAGATACTGCTGGACGGTCGTGAACTTAAAGGTGAGAGCATCACCTTTCTAGGTGAGTTCGCATCCCATCCGTCCAATCCCAAGGAGGGTGACAGCTACCGAAATACGGCTGACCATTGTACTTACATATACCGGAATGGTTTGTGGATGGTCATGGTCAAAGACGGAACTGACGGTAAGGACGGCAAAGGTTACGAGTGGATCTACACCCGTACCAACATCATCGGCCTTACCCCTGACAAGCCGGAATCGAAGCAGCAGGATGATTATATACCGGAAGGCTGGACAGATGATTTTCTTGGCGTGGATGCCGACCATCAGGTGGAATGGGCGTGCAAACGTGTGAAGCGTGATGGAGTATGGAGTGAATGGAGCACTCCGGCCCCTGTGCACCGTTGGAGTAAGGACGGGGAGTCGAATGTCATGGCAGACCTTGACAATGAGATGGTGAGCGTCGCTCTTACCAGTACCGGCGTTACTACTTCCGCACAGTCATGGACTACCCATGTGTCCATGTGGTACGGTACCGAGAAACTCACCCTTGAATCTTTGACAGTCAGCACGCCTGCCGGTTTCACGGCAAGCACAAGCAAGGCCACCGGAGCGGTGGCGATATCCGTCGCTGCCGGAAAGTCGGTTCCGGAACAGAATACGGTCACCATCACACTGGCTGCAATGAAGAACGGGCAGCTCTATACCCGTGAACTGACTTTCAAGATAACCGGTGTCCGTGGCGGGGCGGACGGTTCCGATGCGGTAATTTATAGCCTTGTCACTTCGGCCACGATGGTCAGCAAGAACAAGAACGGCGGTTACAGTGTAGCTTCGGTATCCTGTCGGCGTATGAAAACAGTCGGTGCGGTCACTACGGCCACAACGGACGGGGAGTTGAAGTACAGTCGTGACGGTGCGGCCGAGGTTCCCATCGGTGATGGTGTCGGGGTGGCTTCCGGTAATTTTACCAGTAGCTTGAAGTTCGTGTTCTACGTGAACGGTCAGGCGGTTGATGTCGAAACTGTCCCGATGGTTGTGGACGGCAGTGACGGAAAGGATGGTGAGAGCATCACAGCAGCCGGTCATTGGGAATCCGCCAATACTCCGTATGCCAAGAACAGTACAGTATCGTTTGCCGGAGGATCTTACTTAAGCAAGGTTGAAACCTCCAACCCTCCTATTAAAATCGCCAAGTTCAGAAACGGCAGACTCCGCAGGAAAAGAGACGGCGGATACATCCTCGCCGGCAGATCTGCGAACCGGACGGTACATGCGGACTGGCAGGAGATGGTTGCCCCCGTCGGACCGTCGGCATCCTACTGGCTGGACAGTCCTGTCAGCGTGATCAACTTCACTTCAACAGGCACGCCATCCCCGTCTGGATTCCTTGTCACTTGCAAACAGAATGTGGCAGGCAATGTAAGCACGTGCAGCACGCTTTATCTGGCAGCCCGCAAATACAACGGAAGCTGGCTGGCTCATGTAGGTGCGACACTGAACAGCCAGATATCCGTACCTGCGACAGCCGGATACACCCAGTTTGCCGTCCGGGCTTATAAATCAGCTTCCGATGCTGCTGCTTGGAATGACAATTATGTGGCCGAGAAGGGTGTGGGTGTTGCAAATGATGGTTCCATAGGAGCAACAGGAGCTACGGGTGCGTTCCCTTATGACAGAGGTGTATGGGCTTCCGGACAGACATACGTATGGAATGCAAAACAGCGTGACAAGATCATTCACAAAATAGGTGAAGTTTATTACAATTTTCTTGTGCGCAACTATGGAAGTTCTGTATCAGCGGCTCCTACATCCGCTAACGGAGATTCCAACTGGGAAGCCATGCAGAAATACAAAAGTCTGGTAACCGACATATTCCTTGCTGATAAGGCGAACATAGCCGGATTTATGTTCAAGTTGAACGGATACACATCGGACGGGGCACCTTACGGTATCATGCAGTCACAGGACAGCACTAACGGCCAGCCTAATCTGAGGATGGACACAAAGACCGGAGAGATTCTTTGTCAGAAAGCGAATATCACCGGGACTATCATAGCGACAAAGGGGACAATTGGCGGATTCAATATCGGTAATAATTTTATCGGCAGCACTAATATGTCGGCTGTAAATGTTGATAATTTGTTGCTGCAATACGACAAATTTGAAATGAAATACGAACGGTTCCAGTCAATAGACGGACATTTATACCAAGGTATTTTGGATACAGTAATTAGAAGTGGAAGTATAACTGTATCATCAACCGGGGATGTTTCAACAGCGAATGATGCTCTGTATGTAAGATGTGGAAGTTATATTTTTTCAGTCGGGCGAAACGGAATTCGCAAGTCAACGAATGGAGGAAGTACCTGGGTGGATTTATAACATTTAAAATATTAAAGTATGAGAATAAATTTTGCACAATTTCCTATTTACGACGGGATTAAGAAAGAAAAACTGATAGCCAACAACATCACTGAGGCCTACGGTGACTGGATATACAAGAACGTAGCGGGTTTGAAGGCGCATCTCCTTGCTGAGAAGATATTCAAATCTACTGCTGAAGGTGTCGAGATTGACGAAGAAGAGGTGGATATCATAAGACGCTCCACCTCCATGCTGCCCGGTCTGCTGGCTGATTCTTTGAATGATTATTTAGATAAAAAGGAGGAACAACATGAAAAAGGTATATTGTAACAACCTTCTGGCAAAGGTGCTGCTTGCGTTCAGTTCTTGCCATACGATAACAATCGGTCCGTTTGTTTTAAGCAAGCGACCGGAAGAGAAAATCACTCAGAAAGTGAGAAACCATGAGTGTACCCACGCCCGTCAATGGGTTGAGATGGCAGTTGCCATCGGTACAGTTATCTGGATCTTGCTGTTGTGTTTTGACCTTTCCGCCTGGTGGCTGGTACTGGCCGGGCTGGCATTCTATCTCTGGTATGGTGTGGAGTGGCTGGTCAGGGCGGTACGGTTGAAGGATGCCGGCAGGGCGTATAAGACGGTATCGTTTGAGAGGGAGGCATATTCCAACGAGGATGATCCGAATTATATTGAGAACAGTAATTATTTTGCATGGGTGAAGTATTTGTTTTAATTTTAAAATTTGCATTATGGACTTGAATAATATAGTTGGCTTTAAAGCTGTGGATAAAAACGGCAACGAACGACAGGTGACCGTCGATGAGATGACAGAATTAGTTTCCGCACGGATTGTTTCCGCTGCATCAGAAATATCAACATTTGCTGCCGCTGCGGCAGCCGGAACAGATGAGTTTGAGGACCAGTTGCCCCAGTCCGACACCTTCTCTTGGCTCCGTACTTTGGACGGTTCCAAGAACCCAACTTTGACATCTTCTTCGGCTGCCGCGAAAGTCCTGGGAGAACTGATGAAGTTTTTCCCGATAAAAGGGGGTATAAATCCCGGTACTGATTTAAATACGATTGGCGGAGCTGGAATATATAATCTTAGTGGGGAATATACCAATGCGCCATTTTCTCAATCATGGGGTAATCTGATTGTATTGTCCGATGGTAGTAAAACTCAAATAGTTACAGAGTATACAGGATCAACTTTTTCTATTTTTATAAGAGGAGATAATAGTAGAAAATGGTATAAAGTCAATCTTACAAAAGATATTTGATTACTACTATTCGTACAAACGAACTTGCAAAACGGCAGCACTGGGAGAACTCATGAATAATTTGAAGCTGTTTCCATTTATGGGAATGGCAGATA